GTCGAACATAGTCTTCGATTCTTTCTTTATGGGTTTCAGCGAGTGCTCTCCCCTCCGGCGTGTCGTCGTATGTATGCTGATATACTGGGAGCGGGTCGCCCCTTTCTAGGCGCAACCCTATCGGGCAATCGTTCATACAGATGACCAACCGGAGTGAGAGAGTTCCGTTCATTTCTTAGAACGGAATGTCGTCGGTTTCGTCTTTCGGTTGAGCAACGTAGCCGTTGCTTTTGGCGACGATGTGCTTGTCGGTCTTGGCTGCTGGCTTGCGCCGGTTGCCTAGCCATTTTGCCTTTTCGTCTCCGAACAACCACCGTTCTACGCAGTTGAACTGGTGATCTGGATTGGTCTGACCTGGCTCTACGCCGATGACGCAAACTCCTTTTTCACCGATCAAGTCTTCGGCTTCCACCGTCACGTCTTCGCCTGGGACTACTGCACGCCCGATGCTGGACAGCACCTGATCAACTTTCCACGCCGCTTTCGGAGTGAAGGTGAGATGCTCCCACATTGTCGGCCCTGTCGTGCCGTTGTCGAGTAGGACGGCAACGTCAAGCTTGATCGTTGGGTTTCCGGCTTGGCTCGTCTTCTCAACGGCCTTGATGATTTCCACTTCGTATGTTCCTGGCTCGACGTAGTAAATTGCGGCCTGTTTTGGTTCTGATGCTTTATATGTTGGCATTTTAGTTTTCTATTTTGTTGTTTGTTGGTCAGCGTTTTTTGGGATGCGCTGCCCCCTTTACCCCTGCTAGCCGGATACTCCAGCCGTCCGAGGAAATTATTTTACCTTGGTCTGTCTTAATTGGAGCGAATGCGCTCCGGTTTGTATTGCGCTTAGGTCTGGCTCTACGCCGTTATTGGCGCAGAACTCAGTATAACTCTTTTCTGACATCTTACCGCCCATCGCGAGTATTAGTGTCTCTTTGCTGATACCTTCGGAGGCTTTAGCGATAGCTTCATGCTCCACAAACTTGCGTCCGCTCATGCTGGTTAGTTTCCATCCGGGCACTTCGTCTCCGTTTTCGAGTCTCGTTTTAAGATGACCTAGCACCGGCTCCGCGATCTCCTTCTCGGCCAGCTTCCACTCCTTCGCGAATGCTCCCATGCTCTCTGCCGTTGCGAGTATTCGCTGGCGGATCGCATCGATGCTGTTGCCGTTGATGTCTGGGATAAGAGCGACCGCGCTCTCAGCCTGCCTAACGATGGCGTGGCAGTTGTTGTAGTGCTTGCACCACGAACAATACTCGCAAGGCGTCGGCTTCGCCTCCGCACTTGTTGCGCGGTCGATTGTGCGCTGCGTGATCTGTTTGGCCTCCTCGTAGCTAAAATCATAGCTGCGAATCATCTTTTGATCGACATAGATGACGTGCGCCGTCCAACTCGTGTCGAAGTTGTCTTCCATACAGGCCAATGCGTAGGCCGCGAGTTGCTCGCGGTAGTTCCGCACCTGCCCCGTCTTTATATCCGCGACCCATTTCTCGGCCTTGCAGACTGCGTCTGCTGTTCCGAGTTTACTTAGTCCAGGGACTGCCATCGCGAGATACTCCTCGCGAGTCTCGATGAACGATCCCTTTGCAAGGCTCGTCAGTTCATCGACTCCGTAAGCGATAGCGCCGGCGTCTTCGCCTACGATTGCAACGTCATGTTCTGCCGAGATAAGGTTGCGGATCGCAACGTCTACCGCCGTGCCGCGCTCCGCTGCCGAACTCGTTCCGCCTGCGCCCTCGAATAGAGCGCATTCGGCGAGTTTGGGCAGGGAGGATGGTGATATTTCTTTCGCTATCATTTTCCGCCCTCCTGCTTAACTATGAATTCAATGTCTCTTAACAATGATTCCGCATCATCCAAAACAAAGAATGTGTGTCTTCTTGGAAAGCCATCCTCTTTCCAACTTGCGCCTTCATCTAAACTTTTGATTTTTGGCTCACCATCTTCGGGATGAATGTCAGTATAATGACCACTCGCAAGAAGCCCTGATACAAGTTGAACTAAAAGCCGCTTCTTTTCTGAGCATTCTAAGACATTATCTATTATGCTAGGTAATTTAATCCCGTCAGATATTGATTGAGATACTATGTTCATTGGTTAGCCTTTCTCCATTCGATCGCCGTGTTCACGAACTGATCGACGCGAAGCGCAACGCGGTGCAGATACTCCGGAGCGCAGTCGCGCCACGTCTGTTCGCTCGTAAGGACGCCGCGCCCAATTAGGAACTGGTTGACCGCTCCTTCGTGCTCTGCAAGTCGTGATTGCCATCCGACCATTTCGTCGGCTTCAACGATATGGTTCGGCTGTTTAGTTGCAACGGCCTCGAACAAGTGCGCGACCGATGCCCATTCCAGCGGCAACTCTTCCGCTAGTCCGGATCGCGTCTTCGCATCGTAGGCTGCTGAGTGCGTGGTCAACAAGATGCGTTCTTTGCCGCCGATGCCTTTTCCCTTGCCGCTGTCCGTTGTGCTTACTTTTGTCTTGAATCGTAAAAACCAAAGTTCATCCGCAAACTCTTTGAGCAACGGCGCCGATTGTTTGCTTAGTTTCAGTTCGTAACGGTCATATGCAGCAAGAGCGTCTGGAGCCTCAAAGCGCACTATCTTGCTGTGCGCGATCATGACCACATTCTTACCGGAATCAATGAGTTGATCAACGGACGATAGGAACCGGCTCATTCGCTCTGCCACCATCACCCATCCTTTACCAAAGCCAAAGTCCTCGATGCTAGTCTTCTTGGTGCTGGCGAGCAGGTCTTCAACGCACAGGCGCTCTGCCCAATCCGCGCTGTCGATGACTATGGTTTTGTAGTCGGTCGCCTTGGCCTCTGTTAACGCATCCGTTAATTGTTTCCAAGTGTTGATCTCGCATCGATCAACGTCAAGATGTGACGTGCCTTGTTCGATGTCGAGAAACAGCGGCCTGGGGAACTTGGCCGCGAATGTGCTTTTTCCTACGGACTCCACGCCGTAAAGAACTACGCGCTGGGCGCGTGTTTGTTTTCCTTTAGTTATTTTCATTTTCTATTTTCCTTTTTGTTGTGCTGCATATACGGCCACAGCGAGTGCCGCCCACGAATGGGATTTTATGCCGTATGTTGGCCCCGGCTGGGCTTTTGTTCCCTGCAGCCCGACTTTGTCGATCAAGGCTTGGCGAATGTTCGCGTCCTTTGCTCGCATCGTTCCGCAGAGAAAAAGTTTAATATCTTTTCTGAAAATTAGTTCAACGTCCACCCGTGCCACCTCGATGAATCGTCCGATCCAAACGCAAGTTTCGAATGTTGAAGCTCCTACCGCCATGCCGTAGCTGGCGATCATCTCGCAGGCGCATCGAGTGTACTCGCGACCGATAAGAATCTGGCGGATCTCGGCATTCGGAAGGTGACCGTGGTCAACAATCTTTTGTTGGTCGTATTGCACGAACGCGGTGTGGGTCGTTCCTGGATCGAGTGAGAGTATCATTTTTTAGTGCCCTTGTTTTGATTTTGTCGGCTGGCAGAGCGAGAACATCGCAGATGCCTTGGAATGCTTTTGATCGGATGAAATGAATTGCTGACTCTCGGTCGAGTTCTTGAGCCTCGTTTAGCTGTTTGCTCAAAAATACCTTCTCGCTTTGCAGGTCGGCAACGGCCTGCTGAATCATCCCGCACAGAAGGCTGCGGGTGAATTGGCATTCCGCGTCATGTAGCTCCTCAGCGGTCATTACCGGCGCTCCCTGCGGATCTGGCGGTTCATCCACCAGCGGCGGGTCTGCTCAGACTCGCAGGTTGCTTTGATGTTTCCGATTAAGTAGCCGGCAATAAATGCACAGCAAGTGCAGGTTCCGAATAGGGCGAGAAATGTTAGTGGTTCCATATTTTTAGTTTCTATTAGATTGTTGAAAATGTTTTTTGATAGTATTTCAACTTTGTCGGAATGTAGTTAGCTCTTTCTATTAGGTGTTCGTCGCGCAATACCGTTTTAGAAAGATTCTGCATGAGATCAGAAATACTTTGCGCTTGCTTTGTCAGCTCAATTATTGCGACTGGATATTGCTTTAAAGACT